TCAACTCTCCTTTCGTTGTCAGTTGTCAGTTGCCAGTCTCCGAACCGTCAACTGTCAACTCGGTATCCCAAGATACTCCCTGATCCACGGCTCGTCGGGCTTGATGACCTCGCCGGACACCAGCTTGGCAATCGCCCCGGCAAGGGACTCGACGTCCTTGTCCTCCAGCGGTCCGAGGCTGAACGTCGGGTAGGACAACCCATTTCCGCCCTCTGCTCTCTGCCCTCTGCTCCTCAACCCATTTCCGCCCTCTGCTCTCTGCCCTCTGCTCCTCAGGCCGGCCCCCGGCCCGAAATTGTAGTCCACCAGCCGCCGGATGACCTGCTCGCGCATCACGGTCTCTTCCAGGTCGCGCTTGATCTTCTTCAGGCACATCTTCAGCACGTCCAGATGGACCTTCGCCAGCGCAAACGACCCCACGCGGATGCCCTCGTCAGTCATCAGGGTCTGGTTCAGGATGGCCTTGGCGATCTGCTTGTCGTGGAACTCGATCGCCGCCAGATACCCCGCCTCGCCCCCGCGATTTGCCTCCAGCAGCTCGACCTGCACGTCATCGGGTATCACTATCGCCGTCTCCTGCTGGATCTTGTCCAGGACCTTGAGCAACTCGTCCTGCGCCGCGCGAGGGGTCCCGCGCTTGTAGCTGCCCTTGGCCGTCGGAGAGCCATACTTCTCCAGATACAGGTTCATGAACCGCATCAGCAGGTCTTTGCTCCAGTAATGCTTCCAGGCCGCGCGCAGGTCCGACGTGCCGTAGGGCGACTCATACCTCGGGCAATACGAGTAGATCACGAACTTGTCCGCAGGGAGAGCCGTTTGATCGTTTGATCGTCTGATCGCGGATCGTTCTCCGCAGTCCAACGACCCTACCCGCCGCAGGCTCCGTATGTTCGCAAACTCATCCAGATCGAACTCGAACGTCGCCGGGTCCTTGCTCTTGATCGACTCCAGCCCAATCATTCCCGCATAGCTCGTCTGATCGTTTGATCGTATGATCGCGGATCGTTCCCTTCGATCAAACGATCCACGCTCCAACGATCCGACGATCCTGTAGTTGATCTCCATCACCGAAAAACCCTTGGCAATCGCGTCCAGCGCGTTGTACAGCACGTCGAGTATCGACCCACGCATGTCCTCCAGCGCGAATCTCACAAACGACGCGATCCACACATCCTCCGCGCTCTCGCTCGCCGGATGCACCTCCCAACCACGCGATAGCAGCGTCATCTTCTTGATCTGCACGCAAGCCTGCACCTGAGCGTCGCGCTGCATCTGGTCATACACCGCATAACCGCGCTTGCCAACCAGATCGTCGGGGTTATAAAACGGCATCAGCGACACCGACGACCTCACCGCCGCCATCTCCCCCATCGGAGGACTCCTCAGCTTGTCGCTCGGCATCCTGAGCTTGCCGAAGGGCCTCCCACTGAACTTCGAAACGAATTCAGATAGCTTGATTCTCATGTTTCCTCCTTTTGGTGCACAGGCGGAGCCGTGGCTGCGCCCCGCTTGAGCCGTCAGCTTTCAGGTACAGCAAAGCGCCCCCGCGATCTTCTGCGAGGGCGCTTTCGGTCAGGTTGTCAGACCTGCTAAAGCTGAGACGTGCATGCCGGGCACTTGGTCGCGGCCTCGGGGATCTTGGTCAGGCAGTGCGGGCAGTCCTTAGTGGCGGGGGCCTGGGCCATGAACCTCTTGAGCGATCTGGCGATCAGGTAGATCGCGAATGCGATCACGACGAACTCGATCACTGTGTTGATGAATGCTCCATAGTTGATCGTTGGCGCGCCGGCTGCCTTGGCCGCCGCCAGGCTCTCATATCCCTTGCCGGACAGATCGACATACAAGTCGGAGAAGTTGACCTTCCCCAGCGCCAGGCCGATGGGCGGCATTATGATGTCCTGAACCAGCGACGTCACTACCTTCCCAAACGCCAGGCCCACTATGAACCCGACGGCCAGATCCAGCACGTTTCGTCCCGCAATGAACTCCTTGAAGCCCTTGAGCATCGTCCCCTACCTCCCGTATCGAGTCTAGATCCGATGCCGCTGCGAAGCGGCCAAGCCATGAGTCATAGCCGTGTTCACCAGCCTGCTGACGTAATCCTCCCGTTCGTTGCCAGATACGCTCCGCCGGACCCGGCCGCCCGCGCCTGCCGGCACGCCAGAGCCAGCGCGATCACGAGGTCGTCGTGGCAGCCGGACCTGGCGTTCATACGGACGTTGCCCGAGGCCGTGAGCTCATACTCAAAGTACTGAAGCTCTCTCATCAACTGCTCTTCGCGAGGGATCGCTATCGTCCCTTGTGCGAACCGCAGCGACAGGTGCTCGATCAGGTCGCGCTTGGACTGGTTTGTGAACACATACCCCTCCACCGCCACGTCCAAGCCCGTCTTCCACAGCCTTTCTCTGAGCTGCTCCGTGGCCGGGTCGCCGACGGAGGTCTGATCAGTCAGCACTGCTGTCACCCGGTGCGACTTCAGGAACTGGGTTACGCGCTCGATCTGCAAGTTCCAGCCCATGCCGTTGAACCGGTCCATCCCCACGACCTCGCACCCCAACTCGCCGACCCCGACAGCCACCACCGCCGTGTAGTCCGAGTACCTCGCCCAGTCGATGCCTGCAACAACGTTCTCGGGCGAAGGCGTTGAGAGTTGAGAGTTGAGTGTTGAGTGAAGAGAACGCGCTGCTGCGGTTTCGATGTCCTGCCACGCAAACACGCTCGCCTGGTCGTCAACAAACTGCGCCTCATATTCGACGGCGAACTGCCTTGCGCTGAGCACGTTCCTCTGCTCCTCGATATACTCCCGGCTGATATGAGGATTAGCCCAGGAAGGGAAGGAGAAAGACCGGGTTGAGAGTTGAGAGTCTAGTGTTGAGGGGCCCTCGCTCTCGGCCCTCTGCTCTCTGCTCTCAGCTCCTCGTGTGAATGCGCGATAGAAGTGATTCTTCCCAAACGGCGTGGAGACCATCACAAGCTGCCCGTTTCGGTCGGCGAGCATCGGCGAGATGACCTCGTGTATCACGCTGTCGCGCACGTACGCGGCTTCGTCCACTATCACCCTATCTGCCGAGTTGCCGCGCAAATTGCGACCGTCCTCATCCGCCGTCCTGGCAGTAATCGTGCTGCCTAATGCCGTCAGCCTGGGGTAGGGCGTCCGAACCACCCTGGTCAGCGGCCTCGTTGCCCTGGAGCTGAGCATCAGCCGCTCCACGGTGTCGAAGATCAAGCGGCTCTGATCGTAGGTGGGCGAAACGATCATCTGCACGGAGCCCGGCCGGGCTATGGCCATCGTCGCGGCGTCCACCGCCGCCGCCTCCGTCTTTCCCCATCTCCTGCCGCAGGAGGCAACCTTGGTCCTCGCGTCGCACATCAGCCACTGCCGCTGCGTGGGGTGGGGTTTCCACCCGAACAAGGCACGGGCGAGCCACAGGCGCGCTCCGCTAATACTGTGCCTGCGGCTCATCCTCTGCCTCCGCCGCCTGTTCGGCAAGTCTTACAATCTCTCTGAGGGTCTCCGCGGGATCCGCCTCCTGGGCCTCGAATGCCCCGCTGACCTTGAGCATATCCAGCAGCACCTTGGCGTCGGGCGTGCTGCCGTTTCCAACCGCCTGGCACAGCGCCGCCGCTGCGCGCACAGCCGCCTGACGCGCCAGTCTGGACAGGCTCCGCGTCTGTTCCCTCTCGCGCGATCTCATTGCCTCCGCGAAATCAAGCTCCTGCATCCACCGGGTCAGGGTCTGCAGGCGCACGCCCAACATCTCCGCCACCATTGCGTCCGGATAGCTCATCAACAGCTCCACCGCGGCCATTCGCTTACCTCTCAACACGGGTCCTCCTAGTATACTATTAGCTGACAACATGCACTCCCATAATCATAGGCCTCGAAAACGGCGTTTTGGTCATCCGTACCGGTGGGTATTTTCAGTTAAATGTTGTTCACCGGTGGTTAATGAGCCCGGTTCTGAGCGTGTACACGCAAAACAGCCCGCCGAAAGCGGCGGGCTGATGAGGTAT